CGCATTGCCGGCGCCAGTTGCTGAGACGGACATCGTACGGCTTAAGCGCAAAGAGGTAGACGGGGCGATCTCGATTGAGCGGCTAAAAGAGCTTTGGGTCAAAGAGATACCGTTCAAGCCTGGTGAGCGCGTGCTCATCGGCGAGGGAAGCCTCATCGGCGAAGAAGCGGAAGTGTGGTCGATCCCGGAGGACGTGGACATCGATACGCCGGATGACCGTGTTCGGATCAAGCTGCTTGTTGCGATCCTCGGTCGCCGCACAGTTGTCGAGTTGCCGCTGACGAGCATATTGAAGGCGTGATCTTGCTCCTCACAAGAGAATCAGGTTCGTATGTGCGCCGTCGTTCCATTGCGTCACGCTTTCCGTCACGCCGATCGTCACACAAGACGTCACGCGGCGTGCTGCCGCATGCAAGGAAGGCGCTGACGTGGCGAAGCTGCGTACGATCGGCTTAAAGCTCGGTCCGCCGCGCGGCGTCAAGGTTCGACCGTCGCCCAAGCGCGTCGATCCGTTCTACCAGTCAGCCGAATGGCGCGCGTTGATGGAACAGATCATCGCCACGCGCGGCCGTCGGTGCGAGGACCCCGAGCACGATCCGAATAAGCCGCGCGATGTGCGCGTGGTCGGCGACCACATCCGGGAAAAGCGCGACGGCGGTGCCCTGCTTGACCCGCGCAACGTGATGCTCCGCTGTTGGTCGTGCCACACGCGCAAAACCGGTGAGCAGCGCGCCGCCCGCATGCAATGCACCGCCCGCATGCAATGCACCGCGGTAGGGGCGGGGGGTTAAATCTCCGCATGCTCTGGGGGCGTGGACCGCACGGGGCTCATCCGCGTAAAACTTTTTCCGGCCAGGATGTTTGATTTTTTCAAAGCGTAATCAAAGAAATCAAAATCCCATGGCGGAGATCGTTCCCGAGGCCCTGCCGGCCAAGTCCAAGCGTGGTGGTGCGCGGCCTGGCGCCGGGCGCAAGCGGAAGGGGCAGGCCTCGACCTCGGCACTCCCGGCGATCGACCTCGCCGCCGCGCTCGAGGCAGCCCCGCCTGAAGACATCGAGTCCGCCGCCCAGGCGCATGCCCGCGAGGCCATCGCCTCGCTTGTCAAGCAACTCAGTTTCGGAAAGAGCGAGACCGCCAAGGTGAATGCCGCGAACGCCATCCTCGATCGCGGTTACGGCAAGCCCTCTGTCGACGTCGGCGGCCTGGCGCAGCTCTCGCTCTTCGGTGGCCTGCGGCCGACGGCGGCGGTTGCTGACGAGATCAGGGTCGAGGCGCGCAAGTTCGCGACGCTCGCCCTCGAATGCCTGCGCCGTATCGCGACCGGCGGCGAGACCGAAGGCGCCCGCGTGTCGGCGGCGAAGTCCATGCTCGATCGCGGAGTCGGTACCGTCGCCGTCGCCAAGGTCCCCGAGGGTCTCGCCGCGAAGCCTCTCGGCAAGCGGGAAGAGGCCGCGGTCGCTGCCCGCAATGCCGCCGCTGGCCGGTACGCGCCGCCGCCGCCGCCTGGCGCCGTGAAGCCTGAGACCCTGCAGTGATCATCGCCGACGGTGAGATCGGTTCCTCTGGGGAACCGATCTCAGCCCCTCTCGTCGGCGTGGCCGCGGCGCCCCTCGTTCCAGTGTGGAGCACCGCCTGCCCAGATTGGGAAGAGCGCATCGTCGAGCGCCGTTCGCTCGTTCCGTTCGATCCGCTCTTCCCAGCAGAAGCCGAAACCGCTCTCGAAATCTTTCGAGGGCTGCACATCGTCGATGTTCCCGGGCGTCCGACGTTCGGTGAAGTATCGCTGCCGTGGGTGTTCGATCTTCCTCGCGCGCTCTTCGGCGCCTATGAGGCGGCGACCGGCCGCCGGCTCATCCGCTACTTCTTCCAGTCGGTTGCGAAGAAGAACATCAAGTCGACTGGCGCTGCAGGCACCATGGTGACGGCGCTGTTGCGCAACTGGCGCGACAGCGGCGAGTTCTACATCCTTTCGCCGACCATCGAGACGGCAAACAACGTCTTCGTGCCGGCGCGCGATATGATCCGCGCCGACAAGCAGCTTCACGACTTGCTGCATGTTCACGAGGCTCAACGCCTGATCACGCATCGGACGACCGGGGCCACGCTGAAGGTGGTGGCCGCAGATGCTGAGACGGTTTCAGGTAAAAAGACGATTGGTCTGCTCGTCGACGAGCTGTGGCTATTCGGTCCGCGAGCGAACGCAGAGTCCATGATCCGTGAGGCCGAGGGCGGCCTTGCTTCTCGTCCCGAAGGTTTTGTGATCTATCTCACGACGCAGTCTCCGAAGCAGCCTGTCGGAATTTTTGCGCAAAAGCTCGACTACTTCCGCAAGGTGCGCGACGGCGAGATCGTCGACCCGCAAAGTCTGTCGATCATCTACGAGTTTCCATCGCGGTTTCTTAAAGCTGCGGGCGGAGAGAAGGCGCTCTACGAAGACCCGAAATATTGGTATATCCCCAATCCGAACTTGGGTAAGTCGGTCGACCCGCACTTCATCGCCGGCAAGCGCGCCGAGGCCGAGCGCGCCGGCAAGGCCTCGCTGATCGACTTCGACGCCAAGCACCTCAACGTGCAGGTCGGGCTCGCCCAGCGGGCCGACGGATGGGCCGGGGCTCTCTTCTGGGAACGCGGCGTCGACAAGGCGCTCACGCTCGATGCGCTGCTCGATCGCGCGGAAGTCATCACGATCGGCCACGACGGCGGCGGCCTCGACGATCTCCTCGGTATCGGTGCCATCGGCCGGGAGAAGCTCACCAAGCGCTGGCTCGCCTGGGCGCATGCGCTGGTCTCGCTCGAGGGTCTGAAGCGGCGGAAGGCCAATGCCGAGCACTACGCCAAGTTCAAGCGCGAAGGCTCGCTCACGGTGTTTGCGTTCTCGCCGGATGCTCTCGATGATCCGGAGCTGCGCGACCTCCCGCTCGAGCTGCTGCAGGACGTGCTGATCGCCGAGCCCGGCGCCGAGTATCCGCCGGACGTGAAATACGTCATCGACCTGGTCTCGCGGGTGCAGGATGCCGGGCTGTTGGCGCAAGTCGGGGTCGATGCCGCCGGCATCGGCGTCGTGGTGGACGCCCTCGCCGCTATCGGCGTGACGCAGGACGCCGAGACGCTCGACGCGGTGCGCCAGGGCATCGCCCTGATGGGGGCGATCAAGACAGTGGAGCGCAAGCTCGCCGATCGCACCTTCGTGCATGGTGGTTTAGAGCTGCTCGCTTGGTGTGTCGGTAACCTGCGGGTGATTCCGACCCGTACTGCCATGATGGTCGCCCGTGACGAAGCTGGCTTCGGCAAGATCGACCCGTTCATGGCGCTCGCCAATGCGGCGCACCTGATGTCGCTTAATCCGGAGGCCACTGGTCAATCGATCTTTGACCGCTCCGAGCTGTGGGATGGTGTTGACGATGTGGCCACCCCGCAATCGCGGCTCAGAGCTGGTTGAGGCGCGGCGCGAGGGCGTGATCCTCGCGGCTTCGCCGGAGAACCCGTCGACCAATCTCGCCGATCCGGCGTCCTGGTTGACCGATTGGGCCCACGGTGGCACGCCGAGCCCTTTCGGGCCGCACGTATCCGAGCGCTCGGCAATGGCCTGCTCGGCCGTGTTCCGCTGTGTCTCGCTTCTCTCCGGCGCGCAGGCGATGCTGCCGCTGAAAGTTTACCGGCGTACGCCGCACGGCCGCGATGAAGCGCCACAGCATCGCCTCTCTCCGTTCTTTCGCGTGACACCTTTCCCCGGCCGCGCCATGACGTCGTTCATCTGGCGCGAGCTGTGGTCGATCAACACTCTCCTCTGGGGCGATCACGTCTCGATCATCCGCTATGACGGCGCCGGACGCATCATCGGCTTCGAGCCGGTCATGCCGTGGGATGTCGAGGTCTATCGGCTCAATCACCGTAACGTCTATCGGTGCGTGATCTGGGACTCATCCTTCGGTCCGGTCGCCGAGGGCGTCGCGCAAAAGGTCGAGTGGCACGATCAAGAGGACGTGCTGCATATACCGGGCATAGGTTTCAACGGGGTGCGGGGCATGTCCCGCATACGTGCCTTCGCCCGGAATGCGGTCTCGCTGTCTCAGTTGATGGAAGAGCAGACGGGTCTCGTGCACGAGAATTCGGCGCGGCCGTCTGGTTTGGTGACCGTCCCGTCGAAAATCTCGAAGGAAGGCTTTGCGCGCTTCAAGGCGCAATTCAACGATATCAACACCGGACGCCACAACGCTGGCCGGGTCATCTTCGGTGACGGCGACACCAAGTACGAAGCGTTTCAGATGTCGCAAGAGGATCTGAATACTCTTGCGTTTAGGGGTTTCCAGGTCGCCGACATCTCGCGCTTCTTCGGTGTGCCGCTGCACCTGCTCAATCAGATCGACAAGTCGACCTCGTGGGGCACCGGTCTTTCGGAGCAGACGCTCGCCTTCCTGATCTACACGCTCGATCCCGACCTCGGCCGCATCGAAGCGGAGATCAACTACAAGCTCTTCAACGGCAGCGAGTACTACGCCGAGTACGACCGCGACGCCATGATGGCGATGGACCCGCTCAAGGCGGCTCAGGTCGCGCAGACCGAGATTTCCACCGGCGTCCTGCTCATCAACGAGCGTCGCCGCCACAAGAACCGGCCGCCCGTCGCGAATGGCGACGAGCCGCTCGTCAATGCTGCCATGGTGCCTCTCGCCAAAGTGTTCGCGCCGACCGCGCAGCCTGCCGCCGACCCGCTCGCCGCGGTACCGACCGGAGGCGAGGAGAGCGGCGACGCGCCGGCCGAAGAGGCCGACAGTGAAGGCGAAGGCAACGACGGCGGCGAGGCACAGGCAAGCGAGGGCTGATCAATGTTGCTTGGAACGCAGTTTTCGAGCCGCACCATGCGCAATTATGCCGAGGGCTGGCGGCGCTTGCGTGATCGTGCGTCGCGGCTCTCGGCCCGCACGTTGCGCGCCTACCAGGCGCCGCGCGTAGGCAGTGCGCAGCTCGCGATCGTCGCGGCCGCGGGTGACGAGCCGGCCGAGATCCTGCTCTATGACGAGATCGGCTATTGGGGTGTCACCGCGAAGGATTTCATGCAGGGGCTTGCCGCGGCCGGCGATGGCCCGCTGACCTTGCGCATCAATTCGCCAGGCGGCGACGTGTTCGACGGCCTCGCGATCTATAACGCGCTGCGCGCCCGCAAGGCACCGGTGACCTGCGTCGTCGACGGCCTTGCGGCCTCGGCGGCATCGTTCATCGCCATGGCCGGCGCGTCGACCGTGATGGCCGAGCAGTCGATGCTGATGATCCACAACGCGTGGGGAATCTGCATGGGCGACCGCAACGACATGCTCGACATGGCGGCGGTCATGGACAAGATCGACAGCCAGCTCGGCGACATCTACGCCGGCAAGTGCGGTAAGCCCGCAGCCGATCTGCGTACCATGATGGATGACGAGACGTGGTTCACGTCGAATGAGGCCAAGGACGCGGGCCTATGCGATTCCATCCTGACCTCACCTCAGGAAGCGCGTGCGTCCACGCCGCTGAAATCGAAGTCGGCCGCGCGCATCAGTGTTGCCTACGACCCGGACGGCGACGGCGACGACGATGCCGCCGAGGCTATCTCCTACATTCAGACGGCGCTCGGCAGCCTGACCGACGCGATCGAGTGCCTGACCGGCGCCGGCGACGACGAGGACAGCCAGCAGAACGCCGCCCGAAACGCCGCGACCGAATCCGAATGGGTTGTCGGTGCCGCCGAGGACCTTGCCATCGACGACAAGACGTCTTGGGATGGCCCCGCTGCCGCCGAGCGGATGCTCGATGCCGCGGGTTTCAACGGCAACAGCCCGGATCCCGCCAAGGCCAAGCGCGGGTTCCTGGTCTATGACCACCACAACCCGAAGCTCAAGGGCAGCTATAAGCTCCCCTTCGCGGATGTCGTCGGCGGCGAGCTGAAGGCCGTCAAGGGCGGCATCGACGCCGCCGCGAGCCGGTTGCCGCAGACCGACATCCCGGATGACGTCAAGACGCGTGCGCGCGCCGTGCTCGACGCCTACGAAAATAGATCGAAGGACGCGGAAAATCGGGCGGCGACGCTCAACGCGCGTCGGCTGCGCGCGCGTCTCGCCGCCGCGGAGGCCGCATGAGCGCCGACGAGAGGGCGAAGACGCCGCGCCCCGGGCTCGCCCAGCCCGTGATCGTGACGACGGCCAAGAAGATCGGCGGACAGGACGAGCACGCCGCGATCATCACCGGCGTTGTCAGCGATGACGTCGTGCATGTGCTCCTGATGCCTGCCGGCGAGCAGCCCTATCCGATCTCTGGCGTGCCGCACGTCAAGAGCGTGTCGCCTGGCGCCCTGTCTTGGCGCTGGCCGTCGCGCCGCTGATTTCACTTCTTCGGCGCCTCAACGGCGCCACCGCCGAAACGCCCTTCGGCAAGGCACCCGGCCCGTCGCGATGACGCGCCATTCCCTCTGAAGGAGCCTCTCATGAAGTCGAAAGAGCTTCGGGCCAAGCGCCACAAGCTGATCGAGGACGCCCGCGCGCTGATCGCTGGCGACAATCCGAGCGCCGAAAACGTCGCCAAGTTTGACGAGATGATGGCGGAAGGCGACCGGCTCAAGGAGCAGATCGATCGGCTCGAGCGTGCCGACGAGCTCGCGGCGGCAAACCTCGAGTCGCTGCGCAACGCGTCCGAACAGCGCGGCACCGACATCGACGAAGAGCGCGAGCGCCTCGCTGTCGAAGAGAGCGCGTTCGGCACCTGGCTGCGTCGTGGTCCGGCAGCGCTCAACGAGCAGGAGCGCGTCGTCTATCAGCGCTGCTTCGAGGCGCCGGCGCAGAACGGTGCCGATGCGGCCGCGGGATGGCGGCTGAGTGCGCCGCGTCGGCCGCAGAACGCTGCCGCGATCGCGGCGGCCCGTACCGTCCAGGCCATCAAGGCGGCGTTGGGCGTCGGCACCGATCCGGGCGGCGGATACCTCGTGCCGCAGGGCTTCTATCAGATGTTGGTCGACGCCCAGCTCGCCTACGGCGGCATGCTGGAATCCTCTTTCGTGTTCGACACCGCGAGCGGCAACGCGCTGCCGATTCCGACCGACAACGACACCACCAACGCTGGCGCGATTCTTGGCGAGAATACGCAGGTGGGCACGCAGGACACGACCTTCGGCTCCATCACCATGAACGCGTACACCTACACGTCGAAGCTCGTGTTGGTGTCCAATCAGCTCTTGCAGGACTCCGCGTTCAATCTCGACGGCTTCCTGTCGCAGAAGCTCGGCATTCGGCTGGCCCGCATCGTCAACACCCACACCACCACCGGCAACGGCGCCAACAAGCCGAACGGCGTTGTCACCGCGTCGACGCTCGGCTACACGGCGGGCGGTTCGACCTCCTCGGGCTCGACGACGAGCCTCGCTTACGATGACTTGGTCGAGCTTGAGCACTCGGTCGATCCGGCCTACCGCAAGAACGCGCGCTTCATGTTCGCGGACACCACGCTCAAGGCGATCAAGAAGCTCAAGGATGGCATCGGGCGTCCGCTATGGCGCGCCGGGCTCGCCGAGAAAGAGCCCGACACGATCGACAGCTACCCGTACGTGATCAACCAGGACATGGCGGCGATGGCGGCGTCGGCGAAGCCGGTGCTGTTCGGCGACTTCCAGAACTACTTCATCCGTCGCATCGCCGGCACGCAGATCCTTCGGCTCACCGAGCGCTATGCCGACTTCAACCAGGTCGGCTTCCTGGCCTTCCAGCGCTGGGACGGCAACCTGATCGACGCGGGAACGCACCCGATCAAGTATCTGCAAAACTCTGCCACGTAGCAGCGCTGCGCATTTAATCGGCTTCGTCCCGGCACCGCCGCCGGGACGCCATCGTCACAATGGCACTCAACACCCGGAGCATTCCGATGGGACAGTATGACCTTCACGACAACATGAAACAGGCCTTCTCGGTGCCGCCGCAGACCGTCGGCACGACGGGCACCGGCCGCACCGGCAAGCCGGTCGATCGCGCCGGCTATTCCAAGGTGGAATTCCTGATCGACTACGGCGTGATCACCGCCACCAACGCGACCTTCACGGTGACCTGCAAAGAGGGCGACGTCACCGGCACCATGACGTCGATCGCCGACGCGAATCTCATCGGCCTCGAGGCGAATGCCTCCGTCGGCCAGGCGGCGACCCGCACCTCCGGCGTCTCGAAGAATGTCGCCAAGCGCATCGGTTACATCGGCACGAAGCGCTACGTCGAGTGCGACATCAAGTCGACGGTCACGGCCGGCGCGATCGTCTCGACCAAGGTGCTTCTGAGCGGGCCCTTCAGCGCGCCTGTTGCGACCTGATCGCACGCAGCGACGGCAGCCCCCACATGTCGAAGCGCACCCGAAATCGCCGCGCGACCGCCGCACACGATGCGCCGGCCGTGCGGTCCGCGCCCGCGATCCCCGGACACGTTGTCATCGTTGGCCTCGGTCCGTCGTGCCTGTCCTACATGGACCGCGCGATGCGCCTCGGCGGCCGGCACGCATTCTGCGATGAGGTGTGGGCGATCAACGCGCTTGGTGCGGTGATCGAGTGCGATCGCATCTTCCACATGGACGACGTTCGGGTGCAGGAAGCACGCGCCGCGGCGAAGCCTGACAGCAACATCGCGCAGATGCTGCGTTGGATGCGGCACCACCCGGGCCCGATCTACACCAGCCGCGCACATCCGGATTATCCGGGTCTCGTCGAGTTTCCGCTCGAGGAAGTGATCAATTCCTGCGGCATGGCCTATTTCAACTCGACTGCGGCCTACGCAGTCGCCTACGCGGTGCATCTCGGCGTCAAGCAGATCACCTGCTATGGCATGGATTTCACCTATCCGAATGCCCACCAGGCCGAGAAGGGCCGCGCCTGCGTCGAGTTTCACCTTGCCATTGGTCACGCCCGCGGGATCCGCATCGGGCTGCCCGAAAAGACGACGCTGATGGATTCGATCGCCATCAACGCCGGGCGCCAGGACGAGTTCCTCTACGGCTATGACACGCTCGACGTGTCGTTCGAAGGCGGCGGCGAAGAGCTTTGCCGCGTCATCCGGAAAGAGCGCACCCGCCTCGCCACCGCGGCCGAGATCGAGGCCCGCTACGATCATTCCCGCCACCCCAACGCGCTCGTCAGCGAGCAAAAGGAGCCGTCGTCATGACCGCTGTTGCCGCCTCCGATTCGAACATCAAGACCAAGGTCCAGCACGTCTCCGGCGGCGATGGCCTCGTCGTCGCCTCCGGCGGTACGATCAACATCGAGAGCGGCGGTGCATTCCAGATCGGCGGTACCGATCTGACGGCTTCGCTTGCGTCGAAGGCGAATGACGGCGCGCGCTATGTTTCGGCCGGCTCGACCAAGACGCTGGCCAGCGCCAACAACAACCAGACCGTCAAGCTCGACACCGCGACCGGCTCGGTTGTCACCTTGCCGGCGGCGACGGGGTCCGGAGCCAAGTTCAAGTTCCTGGTGACTGTCCTTGCGACGTCGAACAGCCACAAGGTGCAGGTGGCGAATGCCAGCGATTTCATGGTCGGCATCATCAACGGCACGCGGGTCGACAGCGGCAATGCGGTGCTGGGTTTTGCGGCAGCGAACAGCGGGGTGGTGTCGACCAACTCCGACACCATCACGCTCAATCGCTCGACCACTGGCTCGGTCTCGGTCGGCGAATGGCTCGAGGTCGAGGACATTGCCGCGAACACGTGGGAAGTCTCGGGCATGTTGAGCGCTACCGGCGCGGCTTTCGCGACGCCCTTCAGCGCGGCCGTCTAAGTCGCATTGATCGCGGCCGACGCGCAATGACCCCGACGACCCCGACCTTCGCGGTCGTCGAGCCCGCGAGCGACCTGACGCTGCTCACGATCACCGAGCTGCGCGCCGCGGTCCTCGTCACCGATGGCTCGCAGGACACCGCGCTCTATCGCATCGGCCGGCGCGTTGCTGATGTCCTTACGCGCGCTTGCCACGTCGCGACCGATGGAGCGACGCCGCCGACGCTGCGCCTCGAGTCCGTGACGGACACGTTCCGGCTCAATCGTTGGTTCGGGCGCACGCTTCACCACACCGCACGCGAGACGCTCGTGCTTTCGCGCCGGCCGATCATCGAGGTCACATCCGTCGTCGAAGCCGGCGTGACGCTGGATCCGACCTCTGACTATGAAATCCGCAGTGCCGAGGGCCAGCTCGTTCGCTTGCTGCTCGACGAGCCCTCGCGCTGGGCTCCCGACAAGATCGTGGTCAGTTACAGCGCGGGTTATGACTACGTCCCGGAAGGATTGAAGAGCGCTGCCGAGAAGCTTGTGAGGCTCTTTTTCCACGAGGGCCAGCGCGATCCGCTGTTGCGTAGCGAGAACGTGCCTGGCGTCGGCGAAGCGACCTATTGGATCGGTGCGGCCTCCGATCCCTCGATCCCGCAGGACGTCATCGACGACCTCGGCCCCTATATCAACCCGCTGGTGTGACGATGAATAATCCCGGCGTCTTTGCCCTCGCGGCGCTGCAGATCGGTGCGCCCCTTGCTGCCGTGGCGCAGGAAGCCATCACCGATCTTGACGGGATGACGGCGGCGACGCTCGAGTTCTCGTTCGCATATGGATCGAGCGGCGGCCTGACCTGCTCTGCGGTCGTGCAGACCACGCTCGATGGGAAAAATTGGCGGGACATCGCCAGAGCGGATTTCACGACGGCGAGCGCCGTCAAGCACGCCAACTGCGAAGGCCTCTTGTCCAAGGGCATCACGGCCTATGCGGCTCTCGGGTCTGAGGGCTTCTATGATGGCGTCCTTGGCAATCAGCTCCGCTGCGTCGTTACCTCGACCGGCACTTATGTTGGCGCCACCCTCTCGGTGCGGGCATCTGTGCGCTGATGTGGACCGTCTGACACTTGCCATTGCTATCGCGCATCTGCGGCTGCGCTATCACCACAAGTTCGAGGAGGCGCGCATGGCCGGCGAAATCCGCCAGAAGATGGCGGCGCTGCGGGCAGCCAAAGAGCAGCTCGTCGCCGACATGGGCAAGGAGATCGACGGCGTCATGGCCCAGGTGCATGCCGCGCGAGCGGACGGCATTGAGGCTTTGAAGCTGCCAAAGGCCGAGCTGGACTCCTACAAGCAGGAAATCCAAGAGATCCGCGACGAGTTCGCGCCGCATACCAACGGCGCACCTCCGGGCCCTTTGCCGGGGTCGGGCGCCGCCTCGCCGGCGCCTTCCGCGGGCTCCCAGCCCTCGCCTACTAACCTCGCGCCGGCGGCGCCCCCGAGTGCGCCAGGAACCCCGCAGCAGCCGCAGGCGAGCTGGCGCGGCCAATGACCCCGCAGGCCGCGATCGCCATGCTCGATCGCCAGCTCGCCAAGCATGGGGCCGACTGCATCCTGCGCCGCATCGTTGGTACGGGTGCCAACACCATGCCGGTCGACGTCACCGTGCGAGCCAGGGTCGATGCATACGCCAAGGAAGAGCTGGTCAACGACATTGCCGAGACCGATTCCAAGGTGGTGATGTCGCCGACGCAGATCAGTGCCGCGCAGTGGCCAGGTGGTGAGCTGCCGAGCCTTTCTGTGGTCGATCCGAGCCTGCCCCGGCGTAACGACAAGCTCGTGGTCGATGGGCGTGTCCGGAACATCGAGTTCGTCGATCCGGTGACGCTCGCGGGCGAGCTGGTACGTATCGAGATGCGGATTTCCGGGTAAGGAGGGGCGAGCATGAAGCACGTAAGGGCAATTTTCGTGACAGCTGCGCTCGCGGCGTTCATTGCTTTAAGTTCGGCTGCTTCTGTGCTTGCCGCCTGCACGCCGGCGACGACGCCCAACACGTCGGGCGTCACCGCGAATTCGCAGCTCGAGGTGCTAGAATCGATCTGCAACTCCGCAACCGCCGGCTCGAGCTACAACGGCACCGGCAGCACCACTCATTCCGGTGTCACCACGGCCTATGGCACCGGGGGCCAGCTCTTCGCCAACAACACCGGCGGCAATGCCGTGGCCTCGACCATCACGGTCACCGGCACGAACGCGGGGACCGGCCTCATCAGCAAGGCGCTGGTCGAGACCAACGGCCCGAACCAGCCGCCCACGATCATCCTGTGGCTGTTCTCTGGGACCCCTACTACAACGACGCTTGTCGATCGCAGCACCTATATCGGGCCCTACGCCGCTGACATCACGAGCGGCATTTACATCGGTTCGATCACCTGCTCTAGCTGGAACAAGACGAACGATGGGACGGCGCAATATTTCTCGGAATGCTCGACATCGGGATTGGTCTCGGGATTCCTGCCGTTCAAGGCGCTTGCCGGGTCGACGAACATCAATGTGCTTGAGGAAATCCTCGGTGCCTACACGCCAGCATCAAGCGAGACGCACACCTATCTGATCTCGACGCTGCGCGATAATTGAGTGCTGGCTCGATGAAGCCCCATCTCGCCCCCATCGCCGTTCTCCTCCTCGGCCTCGCCTGCGTCCTGGGCGTCAGTCCTCATTATGGGGCCGTTAGCGAGGCCCGCAACAGTTCGGTCGCTGGGAATATCGCCCAAACGCCGACGCGGCTGCCGCAGGGCTGGTTCATTTCGCCAGCCGAAGCCGCGTGCGGCTCCGGCCCCCGTCGCGTGGTCGAATGCGGTGGCGGCGCCCCGCCCTTCGTCCCCCGCCTCGGAAACATCCCCGCCAACATCTTCGGCAACTGCAAGACCAGCAGTTTCCATGGCCTAAGCGGCGTCTCCGCTCTCGCCAACACCCGCTCGACCGTTGCCTACGAGGACGATGCTTCCGGCAACTGGAATCAGTTCGGCATCGGTGTCACCCGCAGCACCGGCAAAGGGTGCCTGATCGAGAGCGTGCAGCGGACCAATTCCCTGCGCACGTCGGACATGACCGGTGCGGTTGCCGGTTCGCCCGGAACGCTTCCGAATAATTGGACCCAAACAAGCGCTCCAACTGGATTGACGCGAACGATCACGCTTGGGAGTTCTATCGGCTTTAATTCTATTACGATTAATTGGACCGGGACTGCTACCTCGACCGCACAAATTGTGTTGGCCTTTGAAACTGCCAACAACATTGCCGCTGCGTATGGGCAAACGTGGACAGGTGGTGTCTTCGCGGCCGTGACTAGTTCAAGCGGTGTTACCGTTGTCGAAACAAATGTCCAAGGAACGAACGGCGTCTCACAGACAGAGACGACCGCCTCAAGTAATTTTGTTGCTCAATCAACTTTAGCCCGTGTTTCAGTAAGCGGAACTCTTGCCAATAGTGGAACGACAAACGTCCGAAGCACTGTATTTACAAATTCCATTGCCAGCACGACGGTCCTAAATTTTACCGTCGTAATTATCCTTCCCCAACTCGAAAACAACTCCGACATCAACTCCACGCTCGCCAGCGCCGTAAAGGCCGCAGACGGCACGGGCGGTGTCAACGGTACAGCCGTCTATCAAGTCGGTGGCGGCACCGGCCCGACTGCCGCGCAGATCAACGTCACTTGGGCCGCTGGCGTCATGACCGTCAACAGCGTCGCCAACATCGGCAACTATACGACGTTTCCGCCTTCGCCCGCGGCGCTCACCTATGTGTCCGGCACCGCTACCGGATGGACCGGCGCGACGGTTAACCTGACGCCGACCAGCAACGCCAACCAAGCCTACCCGACCTCGCCGATACCGACGACAAGCGCCGCCGTCACCCGCGCCGCCGATGCGGTGACGATCTCTCCGGCTCCGGTCTACGGCAACGCGCAGACGATCTACGCGCGCGGCACGTTCAACACGCCGACCGCCTACGGTGCCGACAACCAGTATCCGATCGCCGCCGATGATGGCACCGCCACCAATCAGTTGCTCACGCTCCGCGCCTCTAATTCCGGACAAGCCTTCGGCGAGATGCTCCCGAACTTCGTCGCCCTAGGGCCTTCGGCTGCGGCGTGGCCGCAGAGTGCGTCAAGGGCCGTCTCAATGTCGGCGGCGACGGCCGGCAACAGCGCCGCATCGTTCGCCGGTACCTCGCTCGGCACGTCCGCCACGGCGGGTCCTGCCGGCTCGGCGCTGACGAATACCCGCCTCGGCAATGGCTACAACGCAGCATCGCCGGCCGTCATGTATCTCGAACAGTTCGGCATCTGGCTCAATTACTCGGGCTCGCAGGCCGGACAGAATGCGCTGACGAAATGATCCGCACTCCCGCCGCCGCTCTCGCTCTCGCGCTGCTCGCCGGCACGGCCCATGCCGGCCAGATCGATTACTTCTGCCTCTACACCAACCAGGCCGCCGCCATGGCCGATCCGG